CGGCTACAACAAGTGGCACAACCTCTGGGAAGAAGCCGAGGCCGACGATCTCGGCAAACGCACGGTTTTTATCGGCTGGTGGGCGCGCGACGACCAGAGCATCGAGGAAGGCACGGCGGAATTCTCGCGCTACGGCACCGAGCCGCCGACGCAAAAGGAGATCGCCCGCATCGCGGCGGTGCGCGATCTCTACGGTTGGCAGGTCATGCCGCAGCAATTGGCGTGGTATCGCAAAAAGGTCGATCCGACCCAGGAGCTTGACGACGACGACCCAACTGACCCAAACCTGACGCAAGAACAGCCGTGGACTGCCGAGGAGGCATGGCAGGCGACTGGTTCTACCTTTTTTCAGGCAGACAAACTCAACGCCATCCTCGCCTCACTTTCATCTGCGCCGCGCCCGCAATATTTCAAGTTCTGGCCGGGCATGGATTTTATCACCAGCGACATCAAGCGCTCGACGACGCGGCGCGAGATCGAATTTCGCATGTGGGAGGAACCGGTCGCCGACAGCCGCTATGTCGTGGCCGCCGATCCGGCGTTCGGGCACAACGAGGAAAACAATAATTCGTGCGCGCAGGTCATGCGCTGCTTTGCCGACAGCATTGAGCAGGTCGGCGAATACGCCTCCGCCACTATCGAGCCGCACCAGTTCTCCTGGCTGCTGTGGACGCTCATCGGCTATTACGGCAGCAAGCCCAACAGCCAGGTCGAATTCATCGTCGAACTGAACGGGCCGGGCGAGGAAGTCTGGCGGCAGTTTCAGTCCACTCGCCAGTTGATCCAGCAAGGCTATCTGCGAACGGCGGCGCGTGAGAAGGGCATCGGCGATATCGTCAACAATGTCCGCTCCTATGTCTACAACCGTTCGGACTCGATGGGAAACGGGCATAATTTTCAGATGAAGACCAACACGCAGATCAAGGTGCAGTTGATGGAGGCGTGCCGCAACTACCTACACAACGGGGTATTGCTGGTGCGCTCGCCCGAGGCCATCGAGGAGATGCGGACGATCACCCGGTCGGGCGACAAGATCGAGGCGGAGGGTGCGGCGCGCGATGACCGCACGATTGCGCTGGGGTATGGAGTACGGGCCTGGGATCAGTCGATCCGCCGCGCCATGATCGCCGGCAACCGCACGCGCGAAGCTGAACGGGCCAAGCTGTCGCTGTCAATCGAAGATCAGTTCAACCTCTTCCGCAAGAACCATCTCGCTGATTTTTTCAAGAAACAGGCAACCAGCCGTGCTATGAGCGCATGGGAGATGCAGCGTCAGCAGTGGCGATCCGGGATCGGAGTGCGGCGTCCGCAGATCGGGCGGAGGTGGTGATTTGAAAAAGTCTCAGCATCGCAACAAGGCTCGCCGTGTTCGTAAACGGAGCAGGGCGTATTCAAAATCGTTGTTGAACGCCGGCACTAACGCTAGGCACCAGATTGTTGGGCGCGTTTTGGACGGAATGATGATCCATTGGTGGAAGCCGGACATGAACCTTGTCAGAGAGGATATCCGCCAACGGGTCGCCGCTGGGATGATCCCGGATTTGGGACTGTAATGGCTAGATTCGTATACTATCTCTGCCCAGATTGCGGCGGCAAATTCCGCTGGCTGCATCATCCCTCGGACAGTCCGCCGCCGGATCGCTGCACCCTGTGCAATGCGTGGGTCTCGGCGGACGAGCCGCCGCAGGAAGTCTTTGTTCCGCAAGCGCCGGGCATCCGTGAGTCGCCGTTCGCCAAGTCGGTGGATCAGACCTATCGCGCGATGGAATCGGCTTCTATCGAGCGCGCCAAGGAAGCCGCCGATATGGCTGGGGTGCCCGAAGTCGAGATGAGCCATTTGAAACTGACCAACATGCGCGAGCCTAGCGAGATGCGTGAGGGCGACACGGCGGCGATCATGCCGAATGTGGGGCAAGCCGAGCGCAACTTGACGGTAGGGCCAAGCAAACCAGGCTGGCAGATGATGGAGGGCGGCGTCCCCAACATGGCCCCCGGCGTTGGCCCCGCCAAATCGGGTGAGGCCACCCGCGCGAATGTTACGGCGGGGCATTCTCAGCGTGCCCAATCGATGATCTCCGCCGGCACGATCGGCAGCTACAAGCCTTAAGGGAAGGTTGGAGCGAATCACATGTCGCCGTGATTATTCCGAAGACCGAAAAAAAGCTCGTTTCCTGGGCGAATGATCGCATTGACGATTGCCGGATCAGTCAGGGGAAGCGGGAGTCTGCTTATCGCCAGTACTATGTTTGGCAGGAAAACGGTCGCCCCGCAGGCGGCCTCGCCTTGGCGAACATGCTTTACGGTCATGTTGACCGGCTGGCGGCGCACCTGTTTTCGCCCAACGAACTCCGGTTCTCCATCGACTACGAAAACATCTACGAGAAAGAATGGCTGGAGAAAGCCGCGATTGCCGCGCGAGTGGTCAGCCGCGAATGGGAGCGCAAGAACATCGACGTGCTGTTCGGACATGGGGTCAAGGAGGCGCTGACCTACGGTGCGTGCATCCTCAAGCAGTTGGGCGGACGCAACGCCGATGGCGGGTTTGATTTTCGCGGCGCGCGTCTGGTGATGCCGTGGCAGTTCGGGCTTTACAACGAATCCGTCAACGATCTGGCCGACCAGGAAGCGCTTTTGGAGACCGTCTGGCTGTCGCAACCCGAAGTCTGGCGGCGGGTGCGCGGCCTCCCCGATGCGGAAGCCCTCTATAAGCGGATCACCAGCGCGTCTGCGGCAGACAACAACGCCGGCACGCCGACCAACTTTATGCACCAAGTGCTCTCGACGGCGGTGCTCAACGTCAGCCTGCAAAACATGACGCAGCCGCAGCCCGGCGGCATCGTGCAACTGACCAACGATCCCAACTACGGAACGCTCGGCCCGCAGGTCGCGCCCAAGCTCTACGCGATGCACGAATTGTGGGTGCAGGACGATGGTCGTGATGGCGGTGAGGACTGGACGACAATTCAGATCATCGAACCCGATATTCTGATCGCGCCGCGCCTGAAGCATTGCAACCTGTTCGCGCCGGAAACCCAGCCCTATACGCTCATCCAGGCCAACTATGTCCCAAACTACGCGTGGGGACGCTCGGAATTGGTTGACCTCCTGATGTTGCAGCAATGGCTTACCGAACATCTCGACGACGCCAAGCGGCTAATGGGGCAGCAGATCGACAAGCTCCTCGCCTTCCCCGGCTATGACGGGCTGACCGACGAACTCTACGGGCAGTTCCGCGCGCAAGGCTATGCGGGGTTGCCGCCAGGCTCCAGCGTGACGGACATCACGCCAAAAATGCCCGATCAGCTTATTCCGATGATCGCCGAAATCCTCGGGCTGATGGATCGCGCGTCGGGCTTCCCGCCGATCATGTCGGGTCAGGGCGATACCGGCGTCCGCGCCGGCAGCCACGCCAACACGCTGATGAAAACCGGCAGCCCGCGCCTGCGCGACCGCTCGCTCCTGGTCGAGCGCCAATGCGCCTCCGCCGCCGATGCGACCCTGTCAATGCTTCAAGCGAAGGAAGCTAAGGCGTTCTGGACAAACCCAGAGCACGTCGAAACCGATTTCACTCTCGCGCAACTGCCGGACGATCGGCGCGTGTCAGTGGACAGCCATTCCACGAGCGTCATATTTGCCGATGATCACGCGCAATTGATCGCCTACGGTCTCAAGGCCGGGGTCATTGGGCCGGAAGACGCTATCGAGGATTTGCCGTTTGCGCACAAGGAACGCAAGCTGGTGCGCCTGAAAGAGCGCGAGGCCGCGAAGGCTAAGCTGATACACGAGCACCCGGAACTACTCACCCGTGGACGGGGCGGCGGGCACCACTAAGGGTAAGAGTGCGGTGGCGGCGTCCACTCCACCGTTTTCAACCACTGATCGAGGTTTTCCTTCTCGTACCGCAGCCTTCCGCCGATGATATTGGCGGGTTGTATCGCCATGCGGTGCCGATAGAGGAACTTGACCGACACGCCGAGATAAGCGGCTGCCTCTTTGGTTCCCAACCAGTTCCGCGCTGTCTTCATTGTCCCAAGCCGTCCCCATTCCTCCGCTTTCGGCAGCATAAGGGCAATCTTCGCGGATTGTCAAAGCAATGGTGTGGATGGCTACAGTCAATCCGCCCGCACACTACACGTTTCTCGCACCGCAAGGAGCCGGTTGTGTGGGAGGTCTATCCTAGAAACGGAGATCAATATGCCCATTCGTTACAAGCGCAAGCACCGCCGGGGTCGGAAGTAGTTTTGCTTCCCATCAGGCACACGCGTAAACCGGCACGGAAGCCAATTCCGTATCGCAGGCCATGCCCGACGAAGGTATGACCTCGGGAGCACCGCCTTCGGGCGGTGCGCCTCCCGGTTCCCCTCCAGGTGGTGGGCCGCCGCCGCAGGGCCAGGCGTCCGGTGTCGGCGGCGCGTCGATGCCGACACCCAATCGCGGGCTGGAATCGGCGGCGATGGCAAAGCTCGCGGTTTATGTCCAGGGCCTTCAGACCATCCTCGCCGTGTTGCCGGCGGGTTCCGATATCGCCCGAGATTTGCGGGATGCGGTCAGCAAGGTCGCCAAACACGTTCCTCCCGGCGGCATGTCGCAGGGAGTTCAGATGACCGAGGCGCAGCGCAATTTGATGCAGCAGCGCCAGCAAGGGCCGCAGATCGCAGCGATGCGGGCGGCGCAGACGCAACAGCCGCCAGCGGGCGGCGCACCGCCGCCGCAGATGGCCGCGTAGGAGAACCCGATGCCAGTCAATATTTTCCGCGACGACAGCAAGAGCCTTCCCAAGAAGGATGAGCAGATCGTCCGCGTTCCGCTGGAGCAGTTGGATTTGGGTGGGCGCACCAGCCACATCCCGGCCAAGGCACCGACGCAGGCGACGATCCAGCACGTGCCCAACTCCGGCTCGAAACACTGAGGGGCCTGAGCGATGGCAAACGTCGAAATCGACGAAAACGAACTCGCCAATCTGCGCCGTGTCTACCAGATCGCCGACGCGGTCGGTAAGCATCCCGAAGGTCGCAACCTGCTCAACGAGGCCATCGCGGTCGCCGTCCCCGATCAGGCAGGACCGGAAGTGCGGCTGCGCAAGGAACTCAACGACCGCTTCTCCAGCGTCGAAAAGCTGCTGCTGGAAGAGCGCGAAGAGCGCAAGCGCGAGAAGGAAGCCGAGGCCGAAGAGCGCGCCAAGCGGTCGCTCGAACGCAGGTGGCTCACCACCCGAAACCAAGCGCGCGAAACCGGCTACACCGATGAAGGTCTCGAAAAGCTCGAAGACTTCATGGAGAAAAACGGCATCGCCGACCACACGCTCGCCATGCCGGCGTTCGAGAAGCTGAACCCGCCCCCGGAACCCGTGGTCAGCGGCAACAGCAATTGGGGTTTCTTCGATAATCAGGGCCAAGCCGGCGAGGGCGATGCCGCAATGAAGGCGCTCTACGCCGAGGATTACGACAGCTTCCTCGGCCAGTCGATCAACACCGCGCTCAAGGAAGTGCGGGGCCGCTGATGTCGATCTTCCAGACGCCAGCGCCCTCCAAAGCCACCAAGGAAGGCCAGTCCGTGTCGTCGCTGACGGGCCGCAAAGACCCGCCGCCGACGCAGGATCGTGGCGTCAGCGTCAAGCATATGCCCAACGCCGACGCGCGAGGGGCGAAGTAACATGGGAGCATTCTGATGCCTTTGCCCGGTCAAGGTGCGGTGCCAACCGGCAGCCTCTACTTGGAATTAACATCCGCGACAAGACGCGCTTTTATACCAAAATTATTTGTACAATTATACTTCGCCTCCCCAAGTCTGTTCTTTATGCTTGGTGGCGCGCAGAAGTCGGCGGGGGGTCTGAGCCAGATCACGATTCCGATCCAGGGCCAATCGATGGTCCAGGGGCAATTTACCGGCTACTCGGGCGGCTTCAACTCCCCCATCGTGACGCCGGGCGTACAGAACGCGCAGTTTCCGACCGCGTATTGGGTTGTGCCGGTTCCGCTGCCGTTTGGCGAGACGGTGAT